AAACAATTTTCGTGCCGGAATTATTAATATCTTTATGGTATTTATTATAAATATTTGATTATGAAAAATCGGGGTGGTAGACAAAGACTTTTTGAAGTTCTGGCAAAAGTAGACCCAACATTCAAACCAAACGCAGAAGTTGGTGCTAAAGTATATGTGAAACCATCAGACATACCCTCACAAATTATTGATTGGGCAAAATCTATTGTAGGTAGTGGCTTCCAAAATAATATAACAATTCAAAAATCAAACGGTGCTGTAAAAATAGGCATGCCTTGGCATGATGCCGATAGAGAAACACATCAATATTTCAAATTAATGGACAATGGTGCTGCAGAAGCGGGTAATCCAGTATCAAGGTCAGGATGGTCAGAAGTAAGCATGCTTGATAAATTTGGCGGTAAATCTGCTGATGTTCCAATACCATCAGGTTATGTTTTAGCAACTGTTGGAACATATCCCAAAAGACTTAGAATTATAACAAGTCCAGATGCAATGAATATGCTTTCCAGTAATGATGAAGCATTGGACAAACTTTCAGATGAAGCAATGGTTGCATTATACCAAGCAAAATCATATAAATCGTTTGCCAGACAAAAATTTAATAATAGTGTTTATGAGGAATTATTATCATCTGGATTAATGAACAAACAAAGAGCAATAACAATTGATGGAAGAAATTTCATTAGTTCTCCAGAAGCCATTAAAAAATTAAAAAACATTAAAGAAAAAGATGAAAAGGAAAATGGCAGATGGAGTGCGAAATATTATATGCCAAGTATTTAATATAAAATAAATGTTATGAAAAAAGATAGCAAACAAAGACTTTTCGAAGTTATGAGCAGACTTGATAAAACATTCAAGCCAAAATTGAATGAAATTTTTGGGGAAGAACCAGAAGAATTCGTCCCACACGGCACATATACTGTTTCGAATGCAGGTGGTTATGAAATTATGTTAAACGATGCGGGTGATGCTGCCAAAGTACGTGATGCGTTTGGCTCAGACAACCCAAAAACTTCAGATTGGTTAGAAATAGAATACACGCCTGATAATGAAACTGGCGAAAGTGAACCAGTTATTGACCCAAATGGTTATAACATTCCTTTAAATCAGGTTATGAGATTACAAGAAGAAGCAAATGTTAATGAAGAACAAACCAGACCATTATATGATATTGCTCAAGAAATCTATCAGGACTGGAGACCAGTTCATCCATATGCAAAACCATATCTTGAAGCAATGTCAACATTGAATTCAATAGATGATAACTATATGATGGATTCAGGTAGAAGTATTGTTTCATATTTTCTTTCAAATGCAAGTCAATGGAAAGGTGAAACAGCAAAACGCATTAAAATTGAATTGAAAAAAATGTTAGGAATGCGAGAAGGTAGTAGATTAAATGAAACTGGTGAATGGGCAGGTGATGAAGATGATATAGCATGGATAGATGCTCTCAAATCTGAAGTACAAAAAATCGAATCAGAAACTGATGGAAAATTAAAATTGGTCGAAGTCAGGGGTTTCGATAAATATCAAGGACCTTACGCCATTGTTGATATTGAAGGAAGAAAATACAAAATCTGGACAGTTGGTGGTGAATATGATAGCGATTTACTTTGGATTGAAAATTATCCCATTGACAATACTTCAAGTGAGGATATGAATGCTGGTTTTATGGGTACAACAAAAACAATTATTAATATGTTGAAACAGAACTGATTGCAAAACTTGAAAAATTATTTTTAAAAATAATTGAAAAAAAGTTTGTTTATTTTGAAACATTTTTTATCTTTGTATCGTATAATTGCAAAACAAATAGTATTTAAATAAAAAGTATTAACAATTAAAATTCAAAACGAATGAAAAGAATGCTCGACATATCAGTAATGGCAGTAGCCTTGAACGCAGTCCTATTATGGGATGCAGTAGAGGATGCGCTATGCAAAGTCGGGTAATTTGTATTCATATACAACCTCCTTTCTAAATGAAAAGACCCGACTTCCCTACAAGCCGGGTTTTTTTTTGAAAGGAGAAGTTCTTTGACATGCTGGAAATTTGGTGCTGGGGTCTGCTTGGCGTGGACGCATGACTGTCACTCATGATATCAGGAGAGTTCGAATCTCTTCAGCACCGCATACGGTCTTATAAATAATTACCCTGAGTAAATCGGGTAGCCGATGTACACGGTTTGGAACGATTCGGAAAGCAAGCATGCATTGCTCGATGAGGGGGGGTTCGAATCCCTGTAAGACCGCAATTTCGAGGTCGTAGTTTAATGGTTAGAATGCCACCCTGTCACGATGGAGAAGGGGTTCGAATCCCACGGCTTCGGCAAATTTTACTGTTAAAGCAGTAAAAAGTGCCATATATGATACTAAAGATAGTGATGACCGATGTAAAAAACTGCACGAGAAACAGACACGAGTGGGTTAAGAGTTGTTTTAATACCCGCAACGGTTGCCAGTACCCAAGGTCATCCAGATGCTGCGTTCGGCAAGATGGTTAAGCCGTAAGACCTTCAATCTTACATGCATGGGTTCGAGTCCCATACGCAGTACAAGTGAAATCGAAATGTCGTAAGATAGTAGTAGTTAAGTCTACCGATTTTTGTGGTTTTGAGCACGAGACGCTCATGTAATAGGGCATACACTCCCTTTCCACCACTTACTTATGCTCGATTCTTCTAACGGTAAGGAAAACTGACTCTCAATCAGTTAATGGCAGTTCAATTCTGCCATCGAGTACAATTGGTCGGCTCGTCTAATTGGTTAGGACATCACCCTTTCACGGTGAAGATTTACGGGTTCGAGTCCCATACGCAATACAATGTTGAGGTGGTATTACACAGAGAAAAGAAAGTCTCTGCAGAGAACCTAAAAAATAATGGCTGCATGCGGGTGAAAATCCCGTCAACGTTAAATGTCCGGTTCGTCTAACGGTTAGGACACCACCCTTTCACGGTGAAAATACGAGTTCGATTCACGTACCGGATACTATAAATCGGCACTAAATTCAATTTGCTGCCGAAAATTTGCTTCCTTAACTCAGTCCGGGAGAGTGTCTGTTTTACATACAGAAAGTCGCAGGTTCAAACCCTGCAGGAAGCACAAAATGCCAAAGACTTGGGATAACATTCTCTTAAAGGGAAACCGGAGTAGTGATAGCTTAAACGAAGGGGTTTCATAGTCAATGGTAACAGCGAAAAGATAGCCACTCAGTAACTGTTGGGTGAGTAATGTAAGGGTTAAGCATGCCGGAGCGAAAGCCGGAAGATAAGGTTCGAATCCCCCACCCCAAAATGCACTCTTAGCTCAGTTGGTTCAGAGCGTGTGCCTTACAAGCACAGGGTCGGGGGTTCGAATCCCTCAGAGTGCACCAAAATGAAAAATATGCTCAAAAACAAAAAAATATTATACTTTTGAGCATATGTTAGTATTTATTGTAAATTATTATCATGGAAAGCTGTATTTTTTGTGGACATAGCAATATCGTTAGGGCAGGTAAAAATAAAAGGGGTAGTCAAAGATATATTTGCAGAAAATGTGGTAAATATTTTAACGAAAATACTGACCCAAACATTGGAGTTATATTAAATGGTAAAAAATATTGTTCTAAGTGTAAAACATTTAAGTTAGTATCGGAATTTCAATCAACAAATGGTAGATTACGTTATTGTTGTAAAAAATGTGCATCAAAATCAAGTAAAGCAAGATTCAGAAATCATAATATAACTGAATTTGAATTCGTTAATTTAATCGATAGTCAAAAAAATATGTGTCCAATATGTGGGGATAAATTTAAATCATATAAACATGCAATTATTGACCATAATCATAAAAATGGTAAAAATAGAGAATTATTATGTTCTAAATGTAATACGTTGTTAGGTATGTGTAATGATAATATTGATATTCTCAATAGTGCAATCAATTATTTATTAAAACACAATTAATTTATCGGTATATTTGCCTATAAAGATATATTATCGGCTCTACAACCGATAAAATTTCCTCAAGTGTTGTAATTGGGTAGCCAAGCCAGACTAAGAATCTGGTGTCGAAAGATGTGTGGGTTCGAGTCCCACCTTGAGGACAAAATGCGGATGTGATGGAATGGTAGACATGATACGCTTAGAACGTATTGCGAAGTAATAGTAGCGTGGGGGTTCGAGTCCCTTCATCCGTACTAAATGCTGGTGTAGCCGAATGGTAAAGAGGCAACTGTTTTAGAAACAGAAATTTGTGGGTTCGACTCCCACCACCAGTACAAAGATGTTAATAAATAGAGTTGAGGGGCAGTAAGAGTGGTAATGAAAAGTCCTGAGAACCACCACCAGTTTGTTAACATTGAGAGAGGCGCATGACAGATTCGAGCAGGGATGACTGCGTAGCCTGTACCAAGTGTTCTTAAAAGTGAAGGAGTAATACCTTCAGGCGCATTATTTCGAACTGCAAAGGGGTAATGGTCGAATTACTAATAAGGTACTACTCTCATTTGGGGTCGTAGCTCAATTGGCAAGAGCACCTGCCTTGCACGCAGGGGGTTGAGGGTTCGAGTCCCTTCGACTCCACAAAATGAAATACAGAAAGTCTGGGTCAAACCCCAGAGAGACGTAAAATGTCGAGAAGTGTGACGGCACGTCTGTATTTCATTCTTTGGGGCAGTAACTCAACGGCTGAGTGCTTGACTTGCAATCAAGTGTATGCGGGTTCGAATCCCGTCTGCTCCACAAAATTGGTTGGAATTATTCCGTCAATTCTGTAATAAGAGCGTCAACAGCTACGGCATTAACTCTTTCCAATTTTAACATGACCCCTTGAATTATGCAAAATAGGCACAGCAGACAGGCTTAAACCCTGATTCTTTGTGGGTTCGAGTCCCACAGGGGTTACAAATTTACGGCACAGTAGTCCAACTGGCAGAGATACCCGCCTCAAAAGCGGTTCAGTGTGGGTTCGAATCCCACCTGTGCTACAAGCACGCACACAATGAATCGAAAATAAATTTTCGAAGTATTTATGATATATGATACCACTATATACACAAACGGAATTTGATTTAGCAAAAGATAATGATAAATTACCTTGTAAATGTGTTGAATGTGGTAAAATTTTTTATAAACTGAAAAGGGTGATAAAAAGAACATTCATTGGCTACGATAGAAACATTGGTGATTATTGTTCAAGAAGATGTGCTCGATTATCAAAAAAATCGAGTGCAGATGTTGTTTGCAGTAATTGTGGAAAATCTTTCAATAAAGTAAAAAGTCAAATTAAAAGAAGCAAAAATCATTTTTGTTCTAAATCATGTTCTGCAATTTATAATAACGTCCATAAAAAACATGGAACACGAAAATCCAAACTTGAAAAATGGTTGGAATATAATCTCACCAAAATATACCCAGACTTAAATTTTCATTTTAATTGCAAAGACACCATTAATTCAGAACTTGATATTTATATTCCATCATTAAAATTAGCTTTTGAATTAAATGGAATATACCATTACGAACCAATATATGGTGAGGATAAACTTCAACAAATTCAAAGCAATGATAATCGTAAATTTCAAGCCTGTTTGGAAAAAGGTATCGAACTATGTATTATTGATACTTCACAACAAAAATATTTTAAAGAACAAACATCACAAAAATATTTAAAAATCGTACAAGAAATAATAAACACACATCGGTAGTTCAGTGGTAGAACGTTGGTCTCCAAAACCAAATGTCGGGTGTTCGAATCGCCCCCGGTGTGCTAAATGTGTCTGTCGTCTAATGGCTAAGATATTGGCTTCCAAACCCAAGGATGAAGGTTCGAGTCCTTCCAGACATGCCAAAACACGGAATAAAACCGTGCCAATTTTCGTAATGAAACGGTGAAAAAATCGCAGGTGCGAGGCACAATCACCGTTGGAGTCCAAATCCGACACAGATACCACTGAGGGCAGAAGTGTACCCAAGAGCAATATCAGTTAGTGGTTCGTCACCGTTTCAGAAAGTTTCAGTATTTTGTAACATTTTCAAATTTATTTCGTATAATCATTAAAAAGAAAGGAGCATGCCTTCAAAATAACATTTAAATATCGCAAGACTTGGTGGTGGAGATTTGTACATTACAATTATTTTCACAAGCAATTGTTCAGAAAATATTATGTGCAAAGAAAAAGAGCACTTACCGAAAAGGAAATCAAGAAGTATAAACGATATCAGAAAATCGATGACTTGATAACTTTAAGAAAAGTAGATTGGTTGCGAGAATTTATATGGCGATTAGAACCATAATTTTGTATTTATTGATAAAAGTGAAAATTATGAAAAAAATATTGTTTCTTTTAACTCTGGTGATTATTGCAATGTTTTTGATGTCACAGACACAAACAACAAGGCAGAAAGAAGTTTATTATCAGGATAAATTTGCTGAAATCATCAAAGGCAGCACAAGCGTTACATTATGGGATAAAACTGAAGTCGATATTCTTACCGACACATTTGCAATCGAAGTTGATTTTTCTGAGAAATGGGCAGAAAGCATAGGTCAGTCATTATATTATGCTGAAATGACAAATCGTAAAGCAGGTGTTTTACTTGTTGTAAATAGTAATCTCGATGAAAGATTTATCAGAAGACTAATGACCGTTGCTATGAGAAAAGACATTACTGTTTGGTTAATGGACTATACCACAGAAAAATGGTGCAAAGTTGATAGATTTGTTGAATATTCTTATTCATACGAATTTAAATAACACTTGTTTGTTTCAGAAAAAAGAATTAAATTTGTCACCCTATGTATATCATTGCAAAGAAAAAGGACTATTATGATGGCGTTGCTGGAAGTACTGGCATTGACAAAACCATTGTTTATGACCGTCAAATAGTTGAACTTGAAAGGGACGAAATACCCACTGAGTTCAGGAAAAGGGGTTATTATACTAAAGAAAACAACCCATTATATCTTTTAAGCAATGCCAGCATAAAAAAAGAATATCAGGAAACATATCCAAAAGGTGCATATTTCATTATTGGATTTTGTGGTAAACTTTATCTGGGGTGGAAATTCTATAGTTTCAAAAAGAATTGTGAGTATAATGATTATGAAAACATTAATACTTTAATAACATACGATTTGGACTATATTAAAGAAATCCTTGAAGAAAAAACTTGGTATGGTGTCACTGCTGACCAAATCGAAAGTGTATTAAATTTTAATGCAACGGATTGGTTCAGAAAATTTAATGCTCCTTGTTTTGTTTACGATTATGATTATGGCAGAACACACCTTGATGAAAAATATTGGAGAAGTGATAATGTTTCAAAATTTATAATCAATCCTCTTTTAAAAGACTACGAATTTTATAAAGTATTTGATTCATTTCAAGCATTTCAGGAAGTTTCGATGTTCATAGGCGGTGTACTTGGCAAGGAAGAAAAAGATATTGTAGAAGTTGCGGATAAATATAAAATTGCGCAACATGGTTTTGATAAATGGAGTTTCAGAAAAATGCCAAAAAATGAAAAATAGTGTTACGGATGAAAATGATAATCCAATTGGATTGATGGAACAAATAAGAAAGCAATCTGAAGAGAACAAAAAAATTGAAATTAATCTCGAAGAAAAATTAAGTGAGCCTTGGAAAAAACCCAATATTGACACAATATATGGTGGAATTGAATTTATTGAAAAATTTAATGAAGAGTTAAATGAAACATAATTGAAGACTTTATTCATGAAGTCAGATACAGTATTTCTTTAATGGATGGTACGCATCCTTGACGTTCTTTGGGGCAGTTTGGTTTTGACAGCATGCTTGAATGGTATGTAAGCAAGTCGTAGTTTGAGCAACACTACGTAAAAACAGGTTCAAAACAATAAATGCAGAGGATATAATGTCCATTCCTACTTCTCTAACGAGAGGTCGCTTATTTGTAGAGAGTGCTGAACTCGCAATGGTAGCGTAAGGAAGCAGCAAACGCAGCAAAAACCTTCCAAATAAACCCATCTCGATGGAACTTGTTATTTTAACAGAGAGATAAGGAAGTAAAATAAAACAGTGGATAAAAAATAAATGTTTTGCTGATTTAGAAAAATCAGATAAACTTGTAGAAAACGTATTGGGCACATGACTGCACACGGGTTCGAATCCCGTCTGCTCCACTAAAACATTTAAAACATTGAAATTATGAGTGACCATAGTAAACAAATAGAATTACTGGAAAAACTTCTCAATTCTGAGGAAGGTAAAGCCTCTATGAAAAAATTTTTCAACGATTTGGCAGATAAGAAAAAAATTGCTGAAGGTCGTTATAGGAAATTTGAAAAATGGCTTGAAACTCACGATTTAGATGAAATAATGCAACGTCTTGAAAAAGAACATTGTGTTGAATGGCGTAATAAGTGTTATAATAATGGTTATGAACCATATCCAAATAACAAACTTGCTTTTTTAATTGATTATGTCGTTCATAATTATTATTCAATTAGCGTACCGCAAATTGAAAGCGAACATTTCGCAAATCAATCTTGGTTTTTCAAAGGATACTATATTAATATGACTTGGGGTCAGGGAGTGTTCACGCAAATATTTGACAGCAAATTCAATCAAATTATTGCGCTATGAAAATATATCACAACAAATTGGTGAGAGATAAAATACTGAAGACACTAAAAAAATCTGGTGTTGGTCATAAATATCATATTGCAAAAGACGATACTGAATTTCTTGAAAAACTTAATGAAAAACTTCGGGAAGAAATACAAGAATTTAATGAAAAACCAAGCATTGAGGAATTTGCGGATATACTACAAGTACTTGAAACCATTGCAAGATTTCATAGTTTTGATTTGAATGAAATTAAAGAAGCAAAAGCCAATAAATTCTATAATAAAGGTGGCTTTAATAATAGAATTGTTTTGGAAGAAACGAATTAACTGAAACTTTTTGCGGTAAAAATAAACGGGGGTGTGATGAAATTGGTAGCACATACGGGACTTAAAATCCCGTGGGCAGTAATGCCCGTGTCGGTTCGAGTCCGACCACCCCTACCAAAACATTTGGTAGCATTGCTACAAATAAACAAAGGCGGGTGTGGTGTCCCAACATCGGCAATTTAGATGCAATTGTCGGTAGCATGAGTTCGAGTCTCACCACCAAATGTTTTTAAATTAAAATGATATGTTGTCATACGGAAAAAATAAGAAAATGCGTGAAAACTATCCTGACAATCATCCCAAGAAAGGATATGTAAACTGGTGGGAAGTTGAACTTGGAGATATTGATAAAGGTCGTGAACGTCAAGAAGCAAAACGTAACATAAAAAAAGAATTGGAAGATGGAATTATTGACAGGAATGATTGAAATGTTCAGAATGTTATTTGTCAGTGACCATGACGATGCATATACTGAGTATCTTTCGGAACAACCGGGTATTTATGTTCACATAAGTGATGTTTATGATAATGTTTAGAGAAATGCGTAAAGAAGTTAAGTTTTTATCAAAAGAAATTAAATTTGCAATTCGTAAAGAAATTCGCAAAGAATGCCGTCAGGAAGCAATACGAATACTTGAACTTGCAGAGGAAAAAGACCGTGAGGATTTTCTTAAATATCATAAAGAAGACCAAGGAAACATTTGCTGTATGGTGTTGGATTTTGCAAAGAAAAAATTAGTTGAAAAGGGTGTTATGGAACAAAAACCAAACGATTGTTTTGAAGACCCGACAATACATTTGGAAAAATGAAAATCAAAAAGAATTTCAATCCCAATGATTGTGGTTGTGGTAAATCTTTAAAAACTAAGGATTCTCGAAGAAAAAATACCACACCAAAACGAATAATAAAGAAAAAAAGTAACCTCAAGTGATGGATAATAAATCATATTCATATTTGTTGGGGCAGTATTTAGGTGACGGCTGTGTTTCTGAAACAAAAAGAACGTATAGATTACGTATTTTTAATGACGTTAAATATAATCATTTAAATGACTATATATTTCAAACAATACAAAAAATATTTCCAAACAATAAGGTGAATACATGTTTTTATCAAAATCATGTTATTACTTATGTTTATTCAAATGAAATTCCCAAATTATTTCCACAACACAATCTGGGATTAAAAAAAAATAGAAAAATTCAATTATATGACTGGCAAATAAAAATATTGGACTATAAATATTTATTTGCAGGATTGTTGCATTCAGATGGTTGTATTTATTTTGACAGAGGATATAAAATGTGTGTATTTACTAACACTTCATTAGACATATTGGACATTTTTAAAGATTGTTGCGATAAATTAAATATTGAATACACCATCAATAAAAATAGGATACAAATAAGAAAAAGAAAATCTAATGATTGGATTGAAGAAAATGTTGGTGATAAAAATATAATTAAAATATAATGCCCAGATGACGGAATTGGCATACGTATTAGATTCAAAACCTAAGTTTTGTGGGTTCGACTCCCACTCTGGGCACTAAAAAAAATGTATTGGTTATGGCAAAAATACTCAAAGTTCCAATGAAAGGACAATGGTATGATTTTGATTGCGGTGTTGCTATAACATATTCAATATTAAGATATCTCAAAATAAAGGTTAGTTATGAAGATGTTTTAAAAACATCAAAAGTGTGCCCGGTAAATGGCATAAAGCCAAACAAGCTTATCAATTTGTTTAAAAAATTTGGATTGAATGCTGTTTGCGAAAACGATAAAAACATTAGATTCTTAATCAAACAAATAAATGCCAATAATCCAGTAATTGTATTAATTCAATGTAGAAAAGAATATAAAAAGTCTTGGGCGAGTACGTGGGCACACGGACACTACGTTGTGGTAATTGGTTACGATAAAAACAGAGTATTTATATTTGACCCGTCAATGGGTGGTAGCATAAAAACATTTACACATAAACAATTTTATGGTCGTTGGCATGATTATTCAAAAAATAATACTTATATTCGAACCGTAATTTATATTGATGATGAAAATGAGAAATGAAAGGGCATCAGTCTTTTAAGTTAATTACTTAAAAGATGAAAGCAAAAAAAATCTCAGACGAAACCACTAATCGTGGTGAATTCAATCGTGCATACAAGTTTTATCTTGAGCACAGTGGCAAAATTAGCTGTAGTTATTGTCGTTACAATCGTGGCGAAAATTCAAATCAAAAATGGTATGGTGGTTATCTTTATGATGACATGGAAATTTGTCGTGGTAAAAGAAAGGGAACAAATACCAGATTTCCAAACTGGAAACTTGTTTCAAAAAATAAAAAACAGTGGATGGAAAAGCCAATCAAAATGAAAAAAAGATATTTTGGTGGGTATACCAGAATTTATATCGACATTGTTTGGTAATGTCGATTATTTGGCGGGATAGCTCAGTTGGTAGAGCGATGGAGTCATAACCCATAGGTCGTGAGTTCGAATCTCACTCCCGCTACAAATAAAAAAACCCATCGAATTCGATGGGTTTATGTTTCCAGTGTGTTTACTTTTTCTTTTTTTCTTTTTGCTGTTTGATGTATGCTTTGATAACTTTATCCAATCCGAAGAATTTCCAGAAAATCCAATATCCCAAAAGGATAAATCCCCAAAGTCCAACCAGTGTTGCAGCACCCGATTTTCCAGCATCGTCTAATTTACCATATGCAAATAATACAACAAATACGTTTACTATTTGAATCCACGCAACTTTTAACCAAGGCAGTGCGGTTTCTTTTGCCCATTTTTTAATTTTTTCCCAAAGATTTTTCATTTTATTATTTTTACCATAATGTTATTTTTATTTATAATCAGGACTTATTTTGTATGATTTTGCTGTAACATACCCGCTTGATGCACTCTTGCCTGTTGGAACAATTGCACCCATATCAATGAGTGATTTTGCAACTGGTTCATTTTCGCTCCAATCTTTCAAGAAAAATTCGTCTTCAGCAAGTTGCGCTGATTCCGGCATATTAACCGAAATCATTGCAAATGGTTCGCCATTGGTAGTGATTAGTTCAACGGCAAGTGCATTGTTGTCCCTATACCTGTCAAATTCGAAATATACTTCATCATCTTCACCCCAAAGATTAAGTGTGAATGTTTTCTGCGGACTTTCATTCAATTTTCTTTTCTTAAATGTTTTATCAAGTCTGCCCATGACTTCATAAAGTCTTTTTCTATCTGTATTTTTCATATTATTAAATTATTTCAACTAATTCCCACTCACTTGAATTTTTGGGTGATTGAATTTCTTCCGAAACCACTACGGATGAACCTCTTTTTATTCTTAACTCTTTGATGATATCATCATTCAACAATTGTTCAAGAACCGCATCTGATAGTGGCGATGAGGTAAATCCTCTTGCAAATGTCCTTGAAATCCTATAACGTTGTAATTCAGGATTTTTTGATTTAACAACTGTAATTTCCAAATCACTCAATCTTCCTTGATTTACAAATTTTTCCATTAAGTTGAATAGATGGTCAGATTCTTTATTATAAACTTCCGGTGTCGTTACAGTAACACTATATTGTTTATTCATGTGAATAATTATTGCAATCAAATCTTTTTGTCTGACATTATCAGACACGTTGATTTCACCTTCATGTGTTGCAGTTATTTTAAATCCATATCCCATACCATTTATTCTTCTTGCTTCACGTTCAAACGAAAATCCATGATTTCCGTTTTCCTTAAAAATAAGAAATTGCTTCACGTGAATCATTTCGTGTGCAAATGTATTTAAAAATTCTCTATATGGCAACTTATAAAAGGTGGAAATTGCTAAATTTTTTACAATTATTTCACGTGTGTATCTATTAATCAATGCCTGTACCTTACCAAGCGGTCTCATTTTCATTAACACCAATGGAACTTTTGGTAATTGATTATCAAAAAGCAATAGATTTAATCTATCGTATTCCTCTTGCAGATTAATCTTGTTCAAATCAACGATTTCATCATCAGCATACTTGCCATATTCAGTAATAAAACCACCGATTTCTTCTTTTATGATTACATTCAATTTCATCTATTAACCAAATATTACATCACATTTCATTGTACTGAAATCTATTTCAACTTCTGTTGGATATACTCCATCACCAAAAACTCTATCTGTAATTGAAGTATTAAATTCCCACTGATACTTTGCAACATCAAGTTGTGCTTCTTGGTCAGGTACGTTTTCATCTGACGATACGATTTCATAATATATTGTGCCTACAATGCCATCAATCATAATCATCATGCTTTTAATTCCATAATCCCTAATTTCTGGTATAATGTGCCATTTTACATCAACTTTCTGACGATAAGCATCAACATATTCTGCTTGTGGATAAAATTTTTCTTTTAAGCCGTCAATATGAACCTCAACATTTTTCGAATAAAACGACCAATCATTATCAGTCATTTCATTCATTTTGGGTTTATACGATTTATCAATAGCTTGCATAACTTCAACAAGCCTTTGTTTTTTATTGCCTTTCATGTCGTGGAATAACAATTTTTCATAAATACTTGACAACGATTAAAATTCTATATAAATTCGCAGCATGTTACAAGAATATACTTCAGCAAAATCGTGCATTAAACAAGTTCCGGCTGGTTTTAAAATTGTTCATAAATATTTTGGCTGGCAAGAAAATACCGTTAATCTTGATATTGGCGGTGGAAAATATAATTTGATGACCAATAGATTAAAAGAATTGGGTGTAACAAATTTGGTGTTTGACCCATACAATAGAAGCATCACCCACAATATCAAAGTTGTGAATAAGATATTCAATAATGATGTGGATACGGTTACAATCTTTAATGTTTTAAATGTAATAAAAGAACGTGAAATTCAATTAAACGTATTAAAGCTTGGATTTAACGCACTTAAAAAGGGTGGAATGGTATTTGTCAGGTCAACATATATGAACTCAAATAAAGCCTCTGGTGTGACAAAATCGGGCACATTTCAACATTACCTCACCCAAGGACAATATCTCGAAATAGTAAAAGAAGTTTTTCCAAACGCCCAATTAAAATACGGCATAATTTACGCAACAAAATGATTAGAGATTACAATAAAGACCATTGCTGGCAATATGATATCAGATTAAATAACCTTGAAGAAGATTTAATATTGGCTGGTTTAACTGCAGATGATGTAAATAATCTTAATATCGCTGATTTTGTTTTACAGCACGAAGAGAAGGAAATCTGCTATGAGGAAGTAAAGTCTTTCATTGAAAGACACGAATGGCTTGGAAGAATGAGTTTATATCCAACAAATATTTTTACCGCAAGATATAATGGCATTTTAGCTGGTGTGGTTATAATGGATATGCCAAGTGTATTTTCAAAAATGCTTGGTGATGAAACAAGAAAAATTGAAAGACTAATAAGCAGGGGGGCATGTATCAGTTGGTCGCCAAAAAATTTGGGAAGTTCTTTAATTATGTTCGCCATAAAATGGATGGTAAAAAACACCAGATTTCGTTTGTTTGTGGCGTATTCGGATATTGAGGCAAAAGAATTGGGAACAATATATCAAGCATGCAATTTTTATTATATCGGTAAGAAATCTGGTGCAAAGAAACAATATAAAATAGAATCAGGCAGGTGGGTTTCCGATAGATATTTCAGAGCAAGGTCTGTATATAAAAGGCTGGCGAAAGAAGATGGAATTGTTTGGCAGGATGAATGGCAAATTGGTGATAGTGTTAAATTTGATAAAATGCCGGAAGATGTTGCCAAAAGAATAAAAATGTTATCGAAAAACTATCTCAATTCTTGTGAGAGTAGGGAAATAATGCCAAAGCATAAATATGTTTATGTCTTAGGCGAAAACAAGGCAGAAACGAAGTATTTAAGAAAAATGTTTATAAGTAGAAATAAAATTTACCCTTATCCGAAAGAAAGAGGTAATTAATTGTAACATTTTTAAATATTCTTCGTATAATTGCATTATGAAGTTAAATTACAAAATATTAGAAAAGGTCGATTGGAAAGTCTTGCAGACTTACATTGATAACAGTCTTATTGTCGCAAATAAGCATCCAGAATATGACATTTGGATATTGAACTATTCACCAAAAGTTCAATCTAAGAAATTCTGGGATGAATATACTTTATCTGCACGTGGACTCGTTATTGATGCAGAGGGTAATATTGTTGCACGTCCATATCAGAAGTTCATGAACCTTGAAGAACATGACCCAGCAGACATTGATATGTCTCAGGAATATGAGGTTTTTGAAAAGGTAGATGGGTCATTAATCATCCTTTTCTATTACGAACCACGTATGCAATGGATTTTTGCTTCAAGAGGCTCATTCATTTCAGAACAGGCATTGGAAGCACAGAAAATGTTCAACCACACTGTTCAGGAAAAAATGAGTTCAAAATATACTTATTTGTTTGAAGTCTTATATCCAGAAAACCGTATTGTGGTTGATTATGGTAGCAGAAGGGAACTTGTGTTACTTGGAAAAATGAACACCACTACGGGTGAAGAATGCCCATACGAATATCTTGTTGACAAATATTCAAAGCATTTTACTGTCGTGAAAAGAATTGACGTAAGACTCGATAATTTATCCGAATTAAAAAGGCTTGAAGAAGACAACAAGGAAGGGTTCGTGGTGAGATTCAAGAACGGTTTCAGGGTTAAAGTCAAATTTAACGAATACGTTAGATTGCATGGTATTCTAACAAATGTTTCAAACATAACTGTTTGGGAACATTTGGTGAATAACTATAATTTTGACCAGTTGCTTGACAGAGTACCAGACGAATTTTATGGTTGGTTACAAAGGGTCGTAGCGTCATTGCAAGGAAAATACGATGAAATTGAAAAAGAATCGTTGAAAGAATTCGTGAGAATTTACCACACCAATGGTATTATTGAACGTAAGGATTTTGCAATGGAAGCTTTGAAATCGGACTACCGTTCGATTCTTTTCAAAATGTACGACAAAAAACCATATGAATCGATAATCTGGAATATGGTGCGTCCTGTATATAGTAAGCCATTCAAGGATGGTTTCGAATATAGCATATAAAAAAAAGCTACCAAACGGTAGCTTTTTTTATTTATCGTATTCTTTCTTTATTGTCACCCATGTAGGTGTATTTAAATGCCGGATTCTTTAATAATGCACTTCCTGCAGCAATTGCAGCAATTCTTTCTTCCAACATTGGAATTATAGGGGGTGGCGTACCAGAAGGTATTGAAATATATTGTGCAATTTCTTCGTAAGGCACAACTTCCCAATCCAACGTATATACAGTATGAAATGTTGCATCTTCCTGTGGAACAATTGGGAAATATCTACCGTTAGGTCCTTCCACCATTATTTTCACACCCTCAATTGGCTTGTATTCAGTTGTACCGCCAACAAATTGGAAATTAGGGTCTTTACGCAACATTGATTCTTTGTATGTTTCTGCCCATCTGAACTTATAAGGCTTGTGTTTAAAAATCCTACCAAAATATGGATTTGGATTTGTTCTTGAACCCAATGTCTTTGGTGCTCGTGCGGGATATGTATAATATACGTATCCAAAAGAATATTTTTGTGGGTCTCTACCCATAAATTCGAGAAAATCCTCTACGGTTGTAATTTCACGACCTTCACTAAGTTCGTATATAAAATTTCCCATAAATCTTTAATTTTTCTATAAATACTTTCGACTCACTGAAAACAATTTTGTATTTATATTAAAAGCAACACTATGAAACTATTTAATTTTTTAAAAAGAAAAAACAAAATCGAACCACAGGTTAGTGGAAATAAATTAGGACTTGGTTGGAAACGTGATTTACCTGACCCAAGAGACTTTAAATTTAAAGTAACTGCACCAATTCCATTACCAAGTTTGGTTGATTTAAGACCAAAATGCCCACCAATTTATAACCAATATGAACTTGGTTCATGTACTGCAAATGCAATGGGCGGTGCTTTTCAATTTGAACAAATGAAGCAAGGAAAGAAAAATTTCATGCCTTCAAGACTTTTTATTTATTATAATACAAGAGCAATTGAAGGAACGATTGATTCAGACGCTGGTGCTACTTTAAGAAATACAATGAAAGCATTGGTTGATGATGGTACGTGTCCAGAAGAAAAATGGAGTTATATTGTTTCTAAGTTTGCAAATAAACCGACCTTTTGTTGCTATCAAATAGCAAAAAATAATCAGGTATTACAATATTTAAGAGTAACGCACGATTTAAACGAAATTAAACAATGTCTTGCACAAGGACATCCAATTGCTTTCGGTATGATGTTATTTGAATCGTTTATGACGCAAGATGTAGCTAATAGTGGAAACGCAATCATGCCACTTCCAAATGAATCTGCAATTGGTGGTCACGCTGTACTTGCCGTTGGATATGATAACGCAAAAAATTGTTTAATTGTTAGGAATAGCTGGGGCGAAAATTGGGGTGATAAAGGATATTTTTATCTTCCATATCAATACATTACAACACCTAATTTAGCAGCAGACTTCTGGACAATTAGATTAGTTGAATAGTATTTATAGTAAAATTAAGAATATGGCAAATTATACACCAACAGCAAATCCCGACTTAGTAAATATGGAATATGTTATAAGCGGTATGACTACTATTGACATACAAGGTTATGTTAATAGATACTTAGAAATAAAAGGAAGATATCAAACAAATCTTGCTCAAACAAAACAAGAAGCGACTCTATTATACGAAGAATTAAAACCAATATTCGATGCTGGTTTATTACCCGCAAAATATAATGCAGGATTTGCTGAACTCGAAGCATTTATCAGTTGAGTAATAAATGAGCCGATTAGGTGAAATAATAAAAGAAGAAATACACAAGTTTCTTTCTGAAACCAAAATTGTTGTTGATGATAGTACATTTCCGCCTCAAAAAATTGACCCAACACAATATGATGCAGAAAATGATATTATTTTGGTTAAATCATCATATGATACCGTAAAAGACCCTGCTGGTTGGATGGTGCATGAAAAAGTACATGCCAAATTAAAAGATACTCCTGATGATGGTAAACGATATCCCACAAATAGTATTGAAAAAGCAGCATATACTACACAATTCCAATACTTAAAGCAAAAGGGTTATACTTTTGACCAAATATTTACTATTCCAACAATGGAACATAAAAGGCAATACTATAACATATTAAAAAAATATTGGGATAATAATACAATAAAAGAAGATATTGAAAATGATATTCAACACGGTGAAGAATTAAGAAAAACTGGTTTTTGGGGAAAAAGCGGTGCTGGTGCAATAATACTCGCAAAAAGTACTGGAAGAATATTATTGCCCAAAAGGTCTGCTTATGTTGAACAACCCAATACATGGGGTGTGTGGGGTGGAGCAATTGATATTGGCAAATCTCCAGAAGAAGCAGTATCTCAAGAAATAAAAGAAGAGTGCGGGTATACAGGTAATTTTGAATTACATCCACTATATGTTTTTGAAGATGCCAAATCAGGTTTTAAATATCATAATTTTCTTGCTGTCGTTGATAAAGAATTCATTCCAATATTAAATTGGGAAACAGATACATATGGCTGGTTTAAATTAAATGACTTACCTTCACCATTACATTTTGGACTTAAAAAGCTGTTAAGCGATAAAAACTCAATAAATACCATTATTAATTATGGAAAATAATTTTTTTTAAAATTTATGACATTTTATTTGGTGGTTTCGTATTTATATTATATTTTTGCATTGTGAAATTTTAACATAAGAAGATAATGACATTTTTTGGCACATATTATTTCGGTAAAAAATCTTATAAGAAACAACTTATGAGAATCGGGAATGGTATGTCTAAAAAGTAAAGCAGTGATTTTATAAATCTGACATGGGAAACCCGATTCATTTGAGTCGGGTTTTTTATTTTGTATATTCGGCAGAATGGTAAGTGGGTGAAATCACAGGTCTGTAAAACCTTCGCCATTGGCTATGGGGGTTCGAATCCCTCTCTGCCGACTGAAAGAGTTTAGGCATTTTCTGTATCGCTGACTGAAATATCCAAATTGACTTCGTATCCGTAGTGGCTTTCGGACTTGACTCTTAATCAAGGATACGTGGGTTCGAATCCCACCGAGGTCACAAATGGGAGTGCGCTATCGTTGGAGAGATAGGCTTGTCTGTAAAACAAGTGCCATTGGCTGAGTTGGTTCGAATCCTATCACTCCCACAAATTTGCGCTTGTAACTCAGTTGGTAGAGTAACGGACCTTTAATCCGTGAGTCGTGGGTTCGACCCCCACCGGGCGCACAAATATTCTCCTATAGCAAACAGGATGTATTGCCCCGCTCTTTTAAAGCGGTGGGTCTGGTTCGATTCCAGATAGGAGAACAGACAAGCATTGTGTTCATACTAACATTTAATTAATGAATATAATGCTTTTTCGTTTTGCAATGTATTTATCATAAAAGTATTTTTTATGTATCATTGCAATAAATGTGATAAAAACTTCGAAAATCGGTATTCTTATATAGCACATTGCCGAATTCATTCCAATTATGTAAGACCCAAAAATCCAAATTCAAGACGAAATAAACCACCCAAAACAATATGTATATATTGTGGTAAAACTTTTCAGAATGGACGTAGTTTAGGTGGACACATGACCCATTGCGAATTAAATCCAAATCATAATCTTATTTTACAAAACATGTCCAAAGCAAGTCCAAAACGAAAATGGTCAGAAGAAGATAAAAAGAAAATTAGTAGAAGAATGATTGAATTTTTAATGAAAAATCCAGACAAAGTACCATATAAATTAAATCATTCAAGTAAAATGAGTTATCCTGAAAGAGTATTTGAAAATGCATTAAAATCAGCAAATATTTCAGGTTGGACATACAATTACCAAAATGGAATTTATTCATATGACTTTGCGTTTCCAGTTTTGAAAATAGATGTGGAAATTGATGGAAATACACATATCCAAGAAAAGGTGAGAAATATTGATAAACGCAGGGATAAATTTAGTACCAATAATGGTTGGATTGTAATTCGTTTTACCGCAAATGAAATTAAAGAAGATGTTTTGAAATGTATAAATACATTAAAAACATTTCTTTAAGTATTTATATTCCCCATTATTTTTATTTAGTCTAAATAAAAATAACTTGCATTTTTAAATAAAAGATGTTATATTTGGGGAAAATAACTTTTAAGTTTAAGTATTATGAAGCATGACTAAAAAGAAAAAAGTAACGACAACCGTTACGACTACCGTTACTGAAGAAATAATTTCTTCGAACGAAAAAACTCAAATTATCTGTATTCTTGACCGTTCTGGCTCTATGTCAGAGAACGGTGTAATTTATGAAGCAATCAATGGCTTCAACGAGTTCCTTAAAAAACAAAGGGAGCTAAAAGACAAAGCAACACTCACTGTTGCACTATTCGATGACCAATATCAGTTACTTTATGATGATGTTGACGTAAAAGATGTTCCAGACATCACATACGACACTTGGACACCAAGAGGGATGACAGCATTGCTTGATGCAATTGGTAAAACAATCAACGCTGTAAAGGCAAACCGTATTAAATTAGGCTCAGAAAAACCCGATAAAGTATTGGTTTGCATTGTTACTGACGGCAAAGAAAATGCAAGTCAGGAATATGTTGCAAGACAAGGCAATAAAGGCGATGTGATAAAAAAACTTATTAAAGAATGTGAAAATGAAGGCTGGAATTTCATTTATCTTGCTGCAAATCAGGACGCATTTGATGTTGGCAGCACATTTGGTGTAAGTTATGGAAATACCTACAATTTTGCTGCAACTGCTGCTGGCGCATCTGCAATGAGCATGACGTTAAATAACGCTACTGTATCATACAGAAGCATGAGCACACAAGACGCTGGCTATCAGAAAAAAGCAAAAAATCTTATTGCTGATTTAGGCGAACAGGATGAAAAAGATGACTCACAAGATAGTGATAATAATACTGTAACTGGTACGGCTACAGGTAATGTTACTTTTGATGTAAATAATATGTCACACACATAATTATTTTTCTGTTTTTTTTCGTATCTATTTCCGTTTTAAAGGGTGTTTTCCGACACCCTTTTTTTGTTAAAAGTTTCAGCCATAGTGGATTAAAAAAACGTGAAAAATTTTTTTAAAAATAATTGTGAAATGTCAAGAATCCCTTGTATTTATGGTTGCCCTTGCATATATTTGCAAACATAAAATTTCATAAAAAATTATAAAAAATTATGACAGAAAAATCGCAAAAAATTTATTCAAAACAGGAAATAGAAAAATCAACATTACAGTATTTTAAGGGTGACGAACTGGCAACAAAAGTCTGGCTTACAAAATACTGCTTAAAGGACGAAAAAAACTATTACGAATTAAACCCGGATGAGATGCACAGAAGACTTGCCAAAGAACTCGCAAGAATCGAAGCAAAATATCCAAACCCTCTCACAGAAGAACAAATTTATGAAACATTAAAAAATTTCAATAGAATTGTACCACAAGGGTCTCCAATGTCAGGTATTGGCAATGATTTCCAAGTGGTATCTTTATCCAATTGTTTCGTTATTGGTAATAAGGGTGAATCAGATTCCTATGGTGGAATATTAAAAATAGACCAAGAACAAATACAATTAATGAAACGCAGAGGCGGTGTCGGACACGATTTGTCCCACATTCGTCCAAAAGGAAGTCCGGTGAAAAATAGTGCAATTACCAGTACGGGTGTTGTACCTTTCATGGAAAGATATTCAAATAGCACAAGAGAAGTCGCACAAGACGGTAGACGTGGCGCACTTATGCTTAGTATTTCAATAAAACATCCAGATTCCGAAGCATTTATTGATGCAAAAATGACACCGGGAAAAATAACTGGCGCAAACGTATCGGTAAAAATTGATAATGATTTCATGGAGTGTGCAATGCAAGGGACTACATACACTCAAATGTTTCCTACAAAGGGACATCCAAAAATGATTAAAGATATTGATGCGCAAAAACTTTGGAAAAAAATTATTCACAATGCTTGGAAATCTGCCGAACCGGGAATACTTTTCTGGGATAAGATTATGGAAGAAAGTGTTCCAGATTGTTATGCTGATGAAGGATTCACAACCGTAAGCACAAATCCTTGTGGCGAAATTCCACTATGTCCATACGATAGTTGTCGATTGTTAGCAATTAATTTGTTTGGATATATTAAAAATCCTTTCACCAAGGAAGCAGAATTTGATTGGGATTTGTTTGAAAAAGATGTCATTATTGCTATGAGATATATGGATGACATCATTGACTTGGAAGTTGAAAAAATTGATGCAATTCTTGAAAAAATCAAGTCTGACCCCGAAGATGAATTTCTTAAATTAACTGAAATCAACCTTTGGAATAATATCAAGGAAATGACGCTTAAAGGTAGAAGAACCGGACTTGGTGTAACTGCTGAAGGTGACATGCTTGCAGCTTTGAATTTACGTTATGGAACTGATGAAGCAACAGATTTTAGTGAAAAAGTACATAGAACATTAAAATTAAAAGCATATCGTTCAAGTGTTATTATGGCAGAAGAACGTGGCGCATTCTCCGTTTGGAATGGCGAACGTGAAACAAAAAATCCTTTCATTCTTAGAATAGCTGCTGAAGACCCAGAATTGTTTGAAGATATGATGAAATATGGACGTAGAAATATTTCATTACTCACAATTGCACCAACTGGTACTGTTTCAATCATGACACAAACAACTTCGGGTATTGAACCAGCATTTGAAGTGTTTTACAAACGTAGACGTAAAATTAATCCACAGGAAAAAGATGTTCGCATTGATTTTGTTGATGAAGAAGGAATTGCGTGGACTGAATATCCAGTCTTTCACCATAAATTCGAAACATGGCTTGAATTGAATGGATATGACGTTAATGTTGTAAGAACAATGGATAATGCGCAACTCGATGAAGTTGTGAAAAAATCGCCATATTATAAAGCAACGGCAAATGATGTCGATTGGTTAAAAAAGGTTGAAATGCAGGGTCGTTTACAAAGACACGTAGACCACTCAATTTCAGTGACAGTCAATCTCCCAAGTGACATTACTGAAGAAATGGTGGCAAAAGTTTATGAAACCGCATGGAAATCTGGCTGTAAGGGTTGTACTGTCTATCGTGATGGTTCACGCAGTGGTGTGTTAATCACTGAAGAAAAGAAAACAAAAGAAAGTGAATTTCATGATACGCATGCGCCAAAACGTCCTAAGAGATTAAAAGGTGAAATTCATCGTTTTCAAAACAGTCTTGAAAAATGGATTGCAGTTGTTGGATTAAAAGACGGCAGACCATATGAAATTTTCACAGGTAAAAATGAAAACGGCTTGAGTTATCTGCCAAACAATTTAAAAGAATGTGAAATTGTTAAGCAAATCTTTGAAGTTGAAGAACCAGATGAAAACGGTAAATTGGTTAAAGTCAGAAAGAAAAGATATGACATTGAATATATTGACGCTAATGGCGAAAGACAAGTACATACTGGCTTAAATCATGCATTCAATCCTGAATTCTGGAACTATGCAAAATTCATATCTGCAGTTCTCAGGCATGGAATGCCACTTCTTTATACGTGGGAATTAATTGATTCATTGAACTTTAAAGAAGACTATATCAACACTTGGAAAAATGGTGTTGCTCGTGTGATAAAGAAATACATTAAAGATGGTATTGAAGTAAATAAAAAATGCCCGAATTGTGGTAGTGACCATTTGGAATTTAAAGAAGGTTGCCTCACATGTATGGCATGTGGAAACAGTAAATGCGGTTAATATGATAATATTGGAAAACAAAATTATTGGTGAAAAGTACGTTGCAGGATATTACCTGACAATGGAAGATTTAAAAAGGCTTGTAAGAGATTTTCAAGCAGATTGTCACGATGGATTCGTAAGTAATGATGAAGCATATCTCGAACAGTGGCTAAAAAAGCACGAACGAATCGAAAAAAAATAAAGAAAACCCCCGGAAAGTCGATATTTTCGGGGTTTTTAAATTATTTTGAGAGTATTTATAAAAAATTATAAATCATGAATACTGTGTTAACAATATTGTTACTTTACATATTAGGGGTGACAATTTATACTATTTGGGTGAGAAAAAGTCCAACAAATAAACATGTACCGAACTTTAATTATAAGTCAACAATAATTGATGGAATGAAAGGTATGGCTATTGGTTTTGTAGTTGTCAGTGCATTATATTTTATCTTAGGACAAATTTTAACTTGGGTTCATATGCATTGAATATTAATGAGTTAGATTTTTTCTATAAAAAAAATGAAAAAAATATTGAAAATAATTTGGTATTTATGAAACATTTTATACCTTTGCATCGTATTTAGGTAAAAATGAGTTTATGAAAAGACCAATTTTTTATTAAAAACGAAAAAAATAAAACGATGAAACGAATAGCGTACATATTAGTATCGAGTCTAACGACAACCAGTCGTATTGGAGAAGGTACATTTTGCTCAGATTTCGGCAGAAATAATATTGCGGATACGGGTTCAGGTTTTATTGACTTAAAAAGATAAGTAGGTGGTAAAATAAAACTGAAATAAAATCAGAACCCGGAATCCAAAAAAAGTTCCGGGTTTTTTATTTTAATACGTTCTTTACATACGCCAAGTTAGTTTAACGGAGAGAATCTCTGTGTGGTATTCAGGGGATACAAGTTCGATTCTTGTACTTGGCTCAAAAAATATAAGTCTTACGGCTTATAATCTTCAAATATAAGGTTTATGTCTTATATTTACCGTAAGATGTTCTTTGACATGCTGGATTACCTGTCGGGTTGCCTGAGTGGTTGAAAGGGGCGGTCTGCAAAACCGTTTGCTTAATTGCACACGTGGGTTCGAATCCCACATCCGACTCTACGGTTCAACAAACTAATGGCGTTGAATTTTATACGCATGCATGCCAATACGTATGAAAGGAAGGGTGAAACCCCCTTCACTGCACTTGTTCGGGTTGCTTTAGTTGGTCGAAAAGTCCTGCCTGTTAAGCAGACGGAGAAATCCCACCGCAGGTTCGAATCCTGCCCCGAACGCAAATCTTTTTCATACTTTCGACTATTTATTATAAATAATGAGATAATTAATTAATCGAAAGTATGAAAACAAAAGATAGTGTAATTAAACTAAGACTTTCTGGAAAAAGTTATGGCGAAATAAGTAAAATGCTGAACATTTCTAAACCCACAGTATCCTACCATTGTATAAATGCCGGATTGAATGAACCAATTGATGGTCGTAAAATATTGAATGAGGCTGAGAAAATTGAACTTAATGAATATTATAAATCACATACTATTTTCGAAACAGCAGAAAAATTTAAGATATCAAGAACAACTGTTCTTGCAAACACTGAAAATAAGAGACTGGTATTGTGTGAAATTGAAAAAAGAAAAAGAAATTATGAAAAGGTAAAAAATAGGCGACAACGGCTTAAAGAGATGGGTGTTGAATATTTAGGTGGAAAATGTATGAAATGTGGGTATGATAAATGTATTGCTGCGTTAGAATTTCACCATAGAAACCCAGAAGAAAAAGAATTTGGAATATCACGTTATCAAAATTTGAGTTGGTCAAGAATTATTGTTGAATTAGATAAATGTGATTTACTGTGTTCTAATTGTCATAAAGAATTACATTATGAGGAACATTGGGATGTATCACCTCTGCCTGATAAGCAGTCGAAAGTGTAGTTTGGTTGCACGTGGGTTCAAATCCCACCTTCCCAACAAACCTTGACGAAGGTTTAACGTTGCAACGTTGAAATGGCTACCTGTGGTTAGCATAGCTGGCAATGCTGCCCCCTGAAATGGGTGAAGGTGAGTTCAAGTCTCACACGCAGGAGTCATTTATTTGGAGAAGTGTCCGAGTGGTTTATGGTGGCAGTCTTGAAAACTGCTGGATGTAACAGTCCCGTGGGTTCGAATCCTACCTTCTCCGCAAAGTCGTGTGCATTGGACTATCATCACACGATTTTCACATCAAAAAGGAGTCATGACCCGGTTTGATGTCAGGGTTCTGGGTTGCATAAGAAGCTGCCCTGATGTTCAGTGGCGAAATCATGTACTCGCATTTGGCAGTGCGAATAGTACACGATAAGTAGTTGAGAGACATCCAAGTTAGTTGAAATACTTTCGGGGGACGTGAGTATGAGGCTCACACCAGAACCAAAATGGAGCGGTAACTCAATGGTAGAGTGTCTGCCTGAAGAGCAGATGGTTGCAGGTTCAAGTCCTGCCCGTTCCACCGAAACGGTTCGCACTACACGATATGGAGAGTAGGAAGTGCAAATGGGGAGATAGGGTTAATTGGTAGACTCGTCAGTGTGAAAACTGAACTACGAAAGTAGGTAGTCCTCTTACAAAAGTCAGACAGAATGAGGGTTGTTGTTAACGTGCGCACAATTCTAACAACGCTTCCACTGAATGTGAGTAATGACGAGAGGTTGGTGGTTCAAATCCATCTCTCCCCACCGCAACGGTTCGCACTACACGGTGATTAACGAGGAAGTGCAAAATTGTTGGGTAGTTTACAATGGGCAAAACGTCTGCCATGCGCAGGTGGACAAGAGGGTTCAAATCCTTCTCCAACAGCAATTAAGAACTGGTCGCACGGGTGTTTGTCCTAACCAGAAAAACATTGTTCACCGAATAGGTGAGTATCCGAAAGTGGGCGATTCGGAGTGTGAAAATTTTTTATAGGTCGGGTCACAGAGGGCGTGGCTTGGGTAACTGTCTCACAAGGCATCCTGTAAATACGGTGCGGTAGCTCAGTTGGTAGAGCAATGGACTGAAAATCCATGTGTCGGCAGTTCGATTCTGCCCCGTACCACCCCCATCCATGCGGTTCGCACTACACGAAGTAGGAAGTGCAAATGCAGGAATAACTCAATTGGCAGAGCGTCAGCCTTCCAAGCTGAAAGTTGCGGGTTCGAATCCCGCTTCCTGCTCAAAATGGGTCTGAGGGAGTCCCTTAAAGGTATAAATAACCTGTCCCTCTCCATAGTGGTGTAGCTCAATTGGTTAGAGCACTCGGCTTATACCCAAGAGGTTGGGGGTTCAAGTCCCTTCACCACTACAAACGCAGTGCTCACAGTCTCGCAAACTGTTATAAAGGAGTAGTTAAACCCGAAATCGGTTCTCGAAATCGGCTGCGTTTTATTTTTTTGGTTAACAATTTGTGTTAACCACGTATTTATGCATAAATTGTATTTTATGATTAAAGAATGTAAAAAACATGGGTTAACTGAATTTAGTTGTGTTGGAAATGGTAATGGCACAAAAAGATGGCGATGCAAAAAATGTGTTGTTGATGCAGTAACCAAAAGACGAAGAGTTTTAAAAGAAAAAGCAGTTGCATATAAAGGTGGAAAATGTGAAAAGTGTGGATATGATAAATATATTGGAGCACTTGAATTTCATCATCCTGAAAATAATAAAGAATTTGGAATCGGTCAAAAAGGATATACAAAAAGTTGGGAAGCAATAAAAAAAGAATTGGATAAATGTATGCTTGTTTGTTCTAATTGTCATAAAGAAATTGCTGCTGGTATAATATAAGCTTCGGTAGCTCAGTTGGTAGTAGCATCTGACTGTTAATCAGAGGGTCGCAGGTTCAAGTCCTGCCCGGAGCGCAAAAAAGATTTGGAATCATCATTTTAATTATTATCTTTGTTTTTTAATTTTTATAAAATGTACGAATATCCAAAGCTTAGTGAACGGTACTTTTTCTGGAAAAGATTGTATCAAAAATTGAAAAAGGGCAATAAATTCTATCACACATGATTATAACAGTAATATTATTATGCCTAATTGTTGTTTTTGTTGTTTTCGAAAAACTCAATTTCGATTTAAAAGACCCGTTTTATATTTTAAAACAAGCAAATATTTTTTTCAATGAATTGTGTCGTGACGATAATGTTTTCATGGTCGAAAAACCACGTCCTGTTTTATATTCGTATTATCTAAACGATAAGGGTAAAATCAACAAAAATACAATTGCTTTCGGACAATATTTTCCATTTAAATTCTTAAACCATGAAAATGATGAGAAAAAAAAGTATTTGACCTTAATTGCAATAAGATTATTAGAATGGCTTAAATTATATTATTCTGGAAGAATTTTAATAGAAAATGGAAAACGAATTTCATCAAATAATATTGTCATCAAATTTAATGGTTTCACGTTATTTGGAAAATATGTGGTAAACAATGGTGGAATCTATACGATATTTCTTTTGTTTTTATTTTTTTTATTAGATAAAATTATATGAAAAAATACCTTTTTGTTGGTGAACGCAGAAGTCCAACTGCAATTCGAATGAATGTTACATGGGTAGATAAACGCCTTGCTGCAGGACACCTTTATAAAGCATTAAAAAATCTTGATATTTGTTGGGATGAATGTGCATTCGCAAACGTCTTCGAAGACAAAATCGAGGACATTTTGTCCTTCAAAGGTGTGGTTATTGCAATGGGCAGAAAAGTTGAAAGAGAACTCAAAAAACACCAAATACAACACGAATTTATTTATCATCCCGCAACTCGTGGAGCGGTAAGAAACATTGAAAAATATAAAAATCACGTTAAAGAAAGAATCGGTCATATTGCTTGAGTATTTATATTAAACTCGCAACATGAAAAAGATACTTAAAGCAATACAACGCTGGTTCGAACATTACGGATTGGTTAAAATCCTTGCTGCATTCATAATCTTGGCACTTGCTGTCGCAATTGGAAGAAGATTTCCTGAAACACAAACAGTTTGTGGATGGATTGGTGCAATTTCCGGTGGATATTTATTACTTACATTTGTTGTATTTTTTATTGCAGGAATTGTTAATACAATAAAAGACATAATTGCAGTCAGAAAAGAAAAAAATGAAGAAAATAATACCGAAGAATAAGAGAAGACCATTTCCGTACTTTGATTTCTTCATACCAGTATTAATCAACAGGAATAAAGATTATTCAATTATCAGATATTTTAAATTCACTGAAACTGCAATTTATTTGTTTAATGATGAAGACCAACACGATGTGAATAAATTATTTGGTTTCAGTTTTGGTTGGCATCACAAAAATTCAGTGAGGTTTGGTTGGAGACCCAACGAAACTCTGGATAAAATTGAAATTGTTGGATATGAATATATTAATAAATTAAGAGTACCAACAATACCAATTTGTGATATTGAATTAAACAAATGGTATGGATTTGAATTGAAATATAAAAGTGGTGTTTTTGGACAAATTGAATATACCGTAACTGATGGTATTGAACATCATAGCACAGTTCATCCAATCACATTAAAAAATACTTGGAATTTAGGTTATAAACTTTTCCTCTATTTTGGTGGAAATAAAAAAGCACCACACGATATTTTAATATATCAAGCAAATAAATAAATGCCGAAGTCGCTTAGTGGTCGATAGCACTGGTTTTGTAAACCAGAGGATAATATCCCACGTGGGTTCGAATCCCACCTTCGGCTCTCATTGCCGACATGGTTTCAGTGGCAACAACACCACTTTCGTAAAGTGACAATCGTGAGTTCGAATCTCACTGTCGGCTCAAGTAATTTGTACCCGTACTTGTACCCCGGCACATTAAATTCAAGATTTTTACTTTGCAATCGTATTAGTATTTATATAAAATACGATTGTTATGAAATCAAACAATAAAGTATTATCCATTATCAATGAGGAAATTAATCTTTTCGAAACTGACATTAGTGGACACGCTTTTGGTAGGATTAAAAATAGGTTGGATTTGATGAAAGCTGGTGGTGATATCACATCAGAAGAATATGATGAAATCAAAAGAAATTTAAATAACATATTATCATATGAATTTGATTCAAAAAGTTATGGAATTTTCTTAGGCAAATTTCAACCAAATCCAAAATCACCATTATATACAGTAACAAATCCTTATGACCCCGGAATACCGTTCTATCAAATATTTTCTGATGACGGTGTTTTCGCAAAAGATTCAACTGGCGATGAAATGTGGGCAATTGTAAGAAACAACATTTTAAAAACAGTAATGCTTAGAAAAAGTCTTCAACGCAGGTCAATGAACAAAGAAAGAAATGTTGACGGTGGATTGGGTGTTGATATAGCAATTCCAAATTTGGAAAAATTCTTAGCAAACGAAAAACAAAAAAAGGAATTGTTTCAACAAAAAATGTTGCAAAGGCAGCAAGAAG